AGTAAGGTTCCGGCATCCAGAGTCCGGTCTCATCCGCGCAAGCGGCGACCAAAGACTCTACTAGCAACTCGAGTGTTTACAATCTCCACGAAATTGTAGACATTCGATCTGTCGACATTGACCGGAGGTTGATATACATCGTATACCTCCTCCTGGGTCCGTGTCTTCTTCACGTTGACAGGATCTCCCCATTTTGCATAAGCATTAGGAGAGATATCTGTCTTCCACAGGAAAGTGTCCAGACTGCCCTCGTCAACGAGGACAGCCGGGGTCACTTTCAAATCATCGTAAATAGCGTCAATCACTGCGCGTTCATCGGCATCGATGAATACCCAGTTTTTGATGCTAATCCGCATGATGATCTTCTCCGTAAACTTGTTTTGAGCAAGTCTACAGAGTTTACGATCATCTGTCACTATTATGTTGACCTCTACGTTATTGTAGCCTATACGCTGCAATATGTAGGGGTCATCCTCTAAGAGTTGCGTAGGGGGGAGGTCATACTCGTTGCCTTCGAGTATGTCATCCACGCTACGCACAAACCATTCGTAGAGCTCCTCCTCGGCTCGGGTTTTAACCGAGTCGGGGCGGAGTCTCTTCGCAAATCGGTTCACATAGTCGAACTCGATGTTCACGGTCCTAGGATCGGAACTTCGCAGCTCGTCTATGTGATGCGTCAGGTAGTAATCAACTTCAAAGGGCCTTCTTAAGGTCCATTGCTGTTTGAAAAACTTATTTTTGAATTTCTCGCAAGTCTTGAGAGTGTCTTCCTTAGAATACTCTCTCAAGACCGAGACCTTTGTTCGAAGCATCTCGAACAGGTCGTTATGAACGACCTGCTCGAGTTCTTCGAGTCTTTTCATGAAGAGATAAAGCGCTTCCACTTCTTTTGAAGTGGTCAAGTGCTTACTCTCTACCAATCTCTCCAGTACGCCGGGAGGAATCTTCTTAGAATCCTCTCGGCGCACTGTGACCAATTTTTTGATGGGGTCGTCGTCGGGTATTGTGAATACCTCGGCGACTGCCTCACCATCAAAGTGACGTTCCCCAGATTTGACAGCTCTCAGCTCCGTCAAATTTGTGGGAAGGTCTCCCATGAGCTCCTTAAGGGCGCGAACAGTAATGTTCACGACCTTTTGGGGCATACTCCATATGGCATTAGCCCAGCTCTCTGTGTTCCAGAAAGCT